TTACCATTTCTGTTTCGGACATCGCGTCGTGGCCCATTTGATTTTCAGAGTCATAGCGCAGCCGCACAGACGACAGCGCAGGCCGTGCTTGTCGTCATAGAAGATGTTTTCGCAGGATTGGCAGAGTTTGGTAATACGGTCGACGTCTTCCGGCGGGCGGGTCTTGAAGCCGGACACGGCGTGCTTAACGGTCTCTATGGCAAGCGTCTTGGCCATCGCGGTCAAGGCCGGCGTCCGGGCCTCGGTTGTCAGCGTCAGCCCCCACTTGCAGCACCAGCGTCTGGAGTCACTGGCATGGCGGCAGGGTTGGCAGTGTTCCTCGATAAACGCCTTGGTCAATGTCGGATTTTCAGTGCAGGTTGTCAAATGTTTATGTCCTATTTTCAATTTCCTATTTTTCAATTGGCAGTAAGAAATCGGCCATTGGCAATTATTACATCACCTGTTTTGAGGCGGACGGTGTGCCGCCCGTCGCACACCCGCGGGCGCGATACTGAACCGTCCAGCGATAGGTCGGACGGCCTACGCTGCCGACAGCGGCCCAATAGACATGCGGCGCTTGGGTCTGTCCGTTCGGGAAGGTTTGCCCCGCCACTGTGTCAGCATTGCGCCAGCCGCTGTCCAGACTCGGAACAGTCGCGCAAGCAAACCGATACTCCACACCATCAACGCCGGCGTGCGAGGCCTGTATCGCCTGCATAATATGGTAATAAGTGCCATCGGCAGACCGGTAGAACTGATACGGCGAGTCGCTCGTAAACGCCGCCGGATTAGGCGTCGGCGGGTCAGAGCAATCCAGCGGCCCGATCCACGTCGCATCCGAACAGACGTTCCGGCTTGGCAGATACCCCAACCCCTCCTTTTCAACGGCATCGACCCTAAAGGCAACCGTGCCGGTGCCGGCAAAACAGTCCGTCTCAAACGCCGCAACACCATTGATGTCGGTCTGTCCTGTTTGGGTGGTGTTGACCTTGCCGGTTATCACGCAGGACACGGCCGCGTCTGAAACAGGCGTCCCGCCGGGGGTGGTTTTGACCGTAAAACGAGCCTTGACTTTGAAGACGTTCTCCTGTCCGCAGGTCGATGACACCTCTTCAATTTGGCACGCCGTAATCCGCATGTACTCCGGACATTTATCGGAATTATCCACCCACGGCACCGCCGAACAGAATCGCCACGTACCCGAAAACGGCATCGCCAAGACCCCGCCGTTACGCGGCGGCGGATTGTTCGTCCCGCCGTTTAAGTTCATCGGGACCGGAGACAGCGTATCGCCTGAGTCGCCGCAACACTCTGCGATAAAATCCAAATCGCTGTTAAACAGTGCCGCCTTCGGAGGAAACCCTTGACGCCAATCCCTTCCCACAAAATTCCCGTCCGCGTTTTGATACAGACAGCACGACAATTGAGGGTCTGTAATTTGCTTGATGAGGCTTCCGTCCGTCATGGACAGTTTTTGACCGGTTGTCGTAATCAGGGCGCCATCCACCATCGCAAGCGGAGTACCGTAAAGTGAGGACGAGTACTTCATCTCCGTATGATTGTACCAGTAGTCCATGCGATAATGCGGTGCCGGGAGATACTCCGCCCAAAGACATCCATTGTATCGATGCCAAAAACCAGCCGCCTGAATAAACTGAACCCCGTCGGCGTGAACAACCGGATGATTCCACGCCGACTCATAGGACTGGCACTCTCCGCAGCCCATCTCCCCAAGTGCCGACTCAACAGCCACGGCTCCACCTTTTGACCCCGGTACTCGAGCAGGGTCTAAGCAATACAGCGTTCGCATCACTCGCCCTTTTTGGGTGATCGTCGGGCCGCCGGTCATCCGCACGGTGAACCCGCCGCCATACGTGTCGTTCCACCACTCGCAGAAGGAACACTCTCCAAGTGGGCCGGTCGTGTACTCATGGACGGTTTTTTCAAAGCCGGACACCGTTAATTTCAACTCATAAATGGAGTGCTTGTAAATATCATAGCAGAGTTCGACATAAGGCGATGACGGCGGAACGGCATACGGATACTCCAGCGACATCCAGCAATTCAGCTGACCCGTGTTGACCGACTTGGTAACATAGGCCGTATCGTCGTGAACGACCACCTTGGTTGCATACGGGACAGGAAGGATAACGGTGTCAATGATGTTACAGTCCTCATTGACAAGGATCAGTTCAAGTACCTCTTGCGATGGGACCCGCTGAATCAGCGTCAGCCATCCGCCGGGGGTCTTCACCGACGCCTTCGTCTCAAAATAAGCGCTGTCGGGGCAACCCAATCGATTTTCGACCACACACCGCGGCGTCCAGACAGTCCCCCTCAGCTGCATACTGGCCGTGTCGCCTTCATTCTGTGTACAGCAATAGGCCAGCGCGTCGGGCATGTGGCATTTGAACGTCCCGGCCTCCCAGTCCACATTTGCGTAATAGACATCCCGACACTCCGACGCACAGGCGGTCGCATAAACGCTGCTGTTGGGCAGGATGGCCACCTGACCGGCGTGGACGCCTTCCCAGACGACCCTGCCGATAAAAGAGCATTTAGTGCCGGTCGGCAGCCCATTGACGAGGTGGTCAAAGACAATATCCGGAGCAATACTGCCCTGTTGGTGATAGTTGGCCGTTCCACCCGTATGGGCATAGACGACTTTGCCGGTAACAATCATGTCCCATACTCCCGAAAAGATGAGGGCTGATTGTAATGGGCTACCCATCGGGGCTGGCCGCCGCCAACCCCTGTCGTCGGGATCAGTGAGGCGACAATGATGTTTTCAGCCCGAAAATGCGAACGGTGCATCTGCGGCGTCAGCCAGACCGTTACCGTCGGTGCATTGTCCATGTCCCAAACGCCGTACTGAACATTGTACACGGCATACCGACACGTCAGTCGATGCGGGACGTCGGTGGGGACGTGGGTCACATAAAACCAGCGGGTCTGCGGCACAGCGCCGCCGGAGCCGCCAAACCGAACGACCGCCCATTTTGTTCCTGTGCCGGTCTGCTGCCAGAGAATGCTGCACGGGCCGGAGGCCGCGCTGACTAATTTGGTGCGGTCGTTATGAAGGATGTCGGCGCAGGCGTGCGTCGCGTCGGTCACATTGACCTGGACGGGGAAAACGCCTGCTGCCCAGCCGTTGCCGAGTTGTCCGGACGCGAGGGGTTCAGAGCAGACCACAAAACGCCCATTGGAGTGATAAGCGGTCTCCGGCGTCGTGCCGGTCAGGACGATACTCTGCCTGAAAGACTGCGGTTGATCGGTCGGATTAAAGACAACGCCTTCGATTCCCAAAATGCCGAACTGATCGCAGTCAAAGCCGCTGTCGTTGCGGACGCGGACCATCGCGGCGTCCTGGCGGCGGGAGGAAGGGACGGCCTGAGATGCTCCTTCCTCTTTTATCAGCCGTTCGAGCTTACGCCACGTCGGTGTTGTTAGTTTTACAGTTTTTGACATTTCCTATTTCCTATTTTTAATTTCCTATTTTTCAATTGGCAATAGGAAATCGGCAATCGGCAATTACGCCGTCGTCCCGATGGCTAAGCCTGCAAAATTAACCGCCGGGTACAGCCGTTCCACATAGGCCGCCACCGGCTGCTGAACCAGACGGCCCGCATCCACGGCATCGGCGTACAAGACCCAGAGGTAGTCCCAGCCGTATTTTTCCGCGACGGTAATGTCGCCGACGGGAATGTTGGTGCGGTTGGGGCTGGCGGCAAAGGTGTAGGTGATCTGCCATTTTTGCACGCCCTCGACCACAATCAATTGTCCGGCAGCCCCCCGAAACTGTACCTCCCCGGCGGCAAACCCCCGAAACGACCCATTGTTCATGCCCCCCGTTAGATTGGCCAGCGTATTGCGGTAGGTCTGCGAGACCTGGGCCATCGTCTTGGTGTGCTGCTCGGTGAAGACATAGTTCGGAACCACAATGTCAACGCCTTTGATCGTCTGGCCGTCGTAGCCGATGGCCCCCTTCATATCGGGGGCGCCGGCGGGATACCTATTGACGGTCAACTGCGACTGAGACACATGCTGGCTTCCGCCGGTGGTGTCAAACGTGGTGGTAAAGTCATCCGGGTCAACCCGGCCGTACATGACCGTCGCCTTCCAGAGGTTGGTCGCCGGATGAGTCGAGTCCACATGAGTAGCGTTGATCTCACGTCGCTGGCGGATCAACCCTTCATAGGTCAGCGGCACCGCCGCCGTCAGCGCATCACGGGCGGCCGCTTCATCGGCAGCGCCGCGAATCGTATAGTGGAACTCGGCCTCTTTGCCGGGAACATACCGCGATTCAATGTCCTGGGTCACGGTGACTAACATTTGGAAATCCTAAATTATAAGCACTAAATTCTAAACAAATTCAAAATTAAAAACTCAAAATTAAAAATTGGCTCAACTCCCAAAAAGTTGGTTAATTTTTCAGGCGGCGAACGCCTGTTTGACCTTTAGGACGAAATAGGTTGTATCATGAAACCCGTACGCTTTACGTTTGATCACCTTGATTTTGTTATTGGCGCCTTCCAGTTCACTGGTGCTGATCGGATAATCCGCATGGTTCAGGATGCCGTATTCAAAATATCTCAAGCGTCCGACAAATCGCTGAACATCCGGATGATCGATTGTCTCAGCCATTCGGCACCAGCGATCCAGTGTGCGTTTGACTTTGCCGCGGTCACTGTAGCGAAAGACCAGCTTCAATTGATCCTTCAACACATACAGAATGCTCAGCGTTTCATTCAATGCCAGGACTTCGTCAAGACGATGGGCTTGGTCGTCCGTCAGGTTTTCGGCGTTCTTAAGCAGCAAATAGCGACTGCCTTTAAGCACATTTCTGTCGTGGGCCGAGGCGTTTCGGTATTCATCCCGGCGAACGATGTCGATGACCTTTCCAAAGGCTTGCACCACATGAAAGAAGTCAAAGACGATATGCGCGGTGGGGCAATGATGGCGAACACGGTTGATAAACGGCTCCCACATATCCATCGCAACGGCCTCAATGCCTTGTTTCTGCGTGTCGGACAGTTCTGCAAAAAAGGCATCCAGCGTCTCTTTACGACGATCCGGCCCCATCCAGACAATCCGACCGCTGAAATAATCCATGATGACCGTCATATAGATATGCCCCTTGCGGACAGCGATTTCATCCATGGCCAACACCCGCAATCCGGCGGTCTCCGTTTCTCCGAATTCCTTTTCCAGAAACGCTTTATCAATGGCTTTAACCGTTTTGGGGTCGAGGTCCAAGTGGTCGGCGACATCCTTGACGGTCATAAATTTGCACAATTCATGGACATAGAGAGCCAAGCGGTGTGTGACCCGTTTCGAGGCATCTGCAAAACTCAACTGCTCAACACGCACGCCGTTACATTCGGCACACCAGATTTTTCGATAGCCCACCTCCAGCCAGACCTGATGGCACGCCAAGTTCAAATCCCGCAAATGACGCCGATACCCCTGCGAATGCACCGTGGCCGCCACCGCCCCGCAGTCATGGCAGAGAGGCCGGTGCCGCTGGTCCGGTGTCAGACGAATCAGGGCCGAACAGCTCGTTTCGTGATGAACGGTCTGTCTTTCAATTTTCATTCGCATAAATGGAAAGTACTGTGTTATACTAAGTCCGGACATGATGTGTTTCCTTTCAAGAGACAAGTTCTTTTGGACAAGAAACTTATCGCACGAAAGGCCGCATGATGTCCATTACATTTTATTCACTTTTCAACCAACTTTATTGGATAAGAGCCTAAAAATTACACCGTCATCTCCTCGCCGTCGCGCTGCAGGTTCAGCATTTCGCGGGTGGTTTTGGCAATCTGCTCGGTCGCGTTGGCCGTGCGGTCAGCGGCCGCATTGCCCTCGGCCCCGAACCGGCCAAACCCGCTGAACGACCCCGCCGCCGACAGCTTGGCTGCCGCCGCGTCAAACAGGCTGCCCAGACCGGACAAGTCCGGCTGCTTGAGTTCACCCGGCCCTTGCATCCGGCTCAACCGGTCCGTGTCGGTGCGTTTTTGCCGGGCTTCATTGAGGGAGTCCCGCCACGCCTTTCGGGCCGCGTCCAGGTCATCGGCGTTCTCCTTCATCCGCTGGATATACTCGTCATCGAGGGCCTTATGGCGGTCGGTATTCTGTTTGGCAATCTCCTCCATCATCGCATCCCGCATCGTACCGGCATCGTTGCGTCGGGACCGGCGACGCCGTTCAATCTCATCCTGCTGCGTCTTCTGGTCGTGATTGATGGTGTCGAGGGCTTTGTTCTTTTCCTCATCAACGATTTTGTACGCCGCTTCCAGATTGATGGAGTCATCGAACAGCTTCATGATCCACAATGCCGATTTCGTGGCGACCGCCTTCATCTGCTCCCACGTCCTGGCAAAGAAGGAGCTAAAGCCGTTCCATGCCTTTGATAAAAACGCCGTCGTCTCAATCCAGCCGACCTCTAAGGCGTGCCAGACCGTTACCGCCGCCGCCAGAGCGCCGTCGAAGGCGTCATAGGCCAGGCGGACAAAGACATTCCTAAAGTTGAGCCATATCTTTTCCAGGAAATTCGCCCCCCGTTCCCATTCCATCTTCAAGGTCAGCCACAGAATCCGTGCCGCCAGGGCAATATCGCCGGCTGCCATCGCATCGGCAATCCCCTGATAAGCGTCAAGAGCATCGGCCTTGAGGAGGGCAAACCGCTGCCCGAGCCATTCCAGGGCCTTGCCGCCCGCTCCGGAGGCATAAATCAGATAGGCCCCCAGCGCTGCAACCGCCGCAATCACCAGCACCACCGGCTGAGTCAGGAAGGCAATCACAGCACCGAGTGCCTTAAACGCCGTCCCGGCAAACACGATCATTGACGCCAGCTTGCCCAGCGCCAGTCCCAACGCACTGATCGTCCCCCCGAACAGCATCAACGCAATCCCGCCTGCGATGACCGCAGCGGCGATCTTGGCGACGGTGACCACTATCTGTCGGTTCTGCTTGATCCAGTCATTGAAGGTGACGATGACCTTTTTCATCCGACCGTACATCTCCTTGAGGGCCGGAGCCAGGGCCGCTCCGATCTGAAAGCCCACGGCCTTGACGGCATAGACCACCCGCTGGTAGGCATCCATCAATTCTTCGGCGTCTTTGGCATCGATGTCGGTCATGGCAATGCCGAGCTTGCGAGCCTCCTCCTGAAGAGCCGTAATGCCGGCAGCGCCGTGTTCGAACATGGGAAGCAGGTTGGTGCCGGTTCGGCCAAAGAGCATCATCGCGACCGCCGCCTTGCGGGTTGGGTCTTTGAGCTTGCTGATCCGCTCGGCGATGAGTTTGAATTGGTCCTCCGGCGACACGCGGGCCAATTGCTGATAGGACAGGCCCAGCATCTTTAGTGAATCGACCGCGGTGCTTAATCCGCGCTCGGCATCCACAACCGTCTTTTGCATCCGCCGGAACGCCGTTTCTACGGTCTCAAAATTCGTCCCCGTCTGCTGGGCGACAAACTGAAGCTCCGAGAGCGTGCCGGCGGCCAGACCCGTGCGCTTTGACATCTTGGCGACGCTGTCGCCGAAGGTCATAAAATATCGGTTCATCGCCACCAGCGGGGTCAACATCGCTGCACCCAGCCCAACCATCTGACGGCCCATCCGGCTGATCGATGACCCGAAGGCACGAAGCTTCTTCTCGGCGGCGCGGAGACCGCGCACCAGCTTCGTGTCGTCGGCAAACAGCTCGACAAACGCCCGACCCGCTCGAATGGCATTGGATGTGGTCATGATTTTTCCTTACAAAACAGCGAACAGTTCCGGCTGATTCCTCAATTTTAAGTTTTTGACTTTACCCTTTAACCTATCAAAAGCGGACTGCCGGAACTGCCCCGACCTCTCAATCCTGGGGGGATTGCGGGTCTCTCTTGACCCCTCGCCCGCATCTATTTTCCAGATCAACTCATTCTGCTTGGGATACTCATTTGTCCACGGGACCGAGCTTTCCCGAAGCAGTTCTTTGCGCCGTTTGTGGCCGCACAGGAACGTGCAGTACCGAAACTGCCGGCCCCGAACGCGGCTTAGCTTCAGACCCTGCCAGACGGCCTTACCGCGGCTGCCGAACCGTGAGTTCAACAGCCGCGGATGGACCGGCTCACCGTCTGCGGTCAGATAGATCTCGGTATTGATAAACCCGCCATAAAGCCACGAGGAAGCTTGATACACATACCCGCACTTGCCGCGGATGCCGTCGGCCCAGGTAAAGAGCACCTGTTTATCCGGCTGGTGTTTGCAAAACCAGTCTACACAGCCGGCCAGCAATTGGCTTTCGGTATTGCGGGGCAGTTCTTCGCGACAGCACAATCGACACAGTTCCCAATAGTCCGGCGTGTCCAGCGACGGGAAGAGCCGCTGGATGGTGTGCTTGGGCCGAACGCCCCAGCCCCAGATGGTCACACCGCCGAGGCCCTGGGCGTCATAAAAGCCCAGGGCCACCATGCAGTGCGGCGGAAAGATGTTGCTGTAGTGGAAGGTCCGGCACAGAGCCTTGGCCTCAGCGATGGGAATTGTGTCAACGGCGATCATAGGTTATGCAGCCGCCTTCAGGTCGGTAATGACCTTGTCCTTACGCCGGTTGTCGGCCGATGTGCCCAGTCCGAGTGCTCCGCCCAAGAGGCCAATGCCTATCGGTATCAAGGCCGCGGGATTGAGTGTGCCTTCGGTGGCGCTGACGGCAATCAGGCCGACAGTCTCCACGAGCTGCTGTTTGAACTCGTCCTGTCGCTGCAGATCGTCCAGTCCAACTGCCACGCGCTCATTGAAGGCACGGACCTCCTCATTGAAGGCGGCGATTTGGGCATCCAGCTCGATCCGCTGGACGGCAAAATCCTTCTCGCCGATGAGGGCCTGCCGCTGGAACTCCGTGCGGCTGACCTGGGGTGCAGCGCCGTCGGCGGTCGTAACCAATCCGGCGGTCATTGCTTTGCAGCCGGTCACCTGCAGCACCAGCCCCATCGCCAGGATAAACACCACCACCGAGGCGACGGCATAGCGGTTGTGATCGATAAAGTTTAATACGGTGTGTACAACGTCCTTTTTCATCTGCGATCTCCTGTAAAAAGTGCTTTCAGTAACGATACATTTTCCTTATCCACAACGACGACATCCGGCCGGGATGTTTTTGAAAGTGTCGGGTTAAACTCCGACGGTTTGAAGGGTTTTGTTTTTTTCGGGTCACGATTGACGTTGGCGATCAGGGCTAAAATGGACGACGTATGCTGCCAGTTATCCTTCGACCGGCCCTCGGCCATCCAGAACAACTGACGCAGGGTCAAGGCTCGGGGGTCAATGCCGACGGCCCCGGCCAGTTGCCAGACAAGGCCCCATCGACCAGCCGGTCCAGATCCATCGTGTCGATTTTTCCCTCGATGGCGGCGGTCGCCTTCTCGATGAGCCGTGCCTGCGCCGCGACCGCCTTGGCCCGGTCCATCCGGCCGCGGCTCTGGAAAAAATCCGTCAGCTCCTCATAGAAGGCCTTCTGGGCCGCCAGGAGCGTCTTGCCGTCAAAGGCCCCCCGCACATCGCTGTCGGTGACCTTATGCGCGGCAAACTGCGTCTCCAATAGCGCACACAACACCTCGCCGAGCAGCATCTCATCGGTCCCCAGCCGGGTCAAGAGCGGCGGCTCGCCCGCCTCCGGCTGCAGGAGGTCAATCTCCAACTTGGCCTTCACGTGCATCGCAGTCCCGAGATTGAGGGCAATCGTCCACGTCCGGCCTGCAGCATCGTTAAATGTCTTCATGATGATCTATCTCCTGTTTGGATTGTCGATGGACGATGGACGATTGAATCTATCGTCGCCCTCTCTCAATCGACAATCGACATTCGTCAATCGTCAATTTTTTCGTACCACGAGTCGAACTTGGCCAGTTTGGCGGTGACACTGACGGTGATGGCCTCTTCCAGCGGCTCGTTCCGGGAGAAGTTGGTGATCGACCAGTTGCCCACCGGCCCTTCGGCCAGGCTGCCCTCCGCATCGTGCTTTTCGGTCAGGGCCGCCATCGCGACGGTCGCGTTGGTCAGATACGCATTCTTGATGGCCTTAAACGCCGCATCGCCGGGCTTCCACTGCATCTCAAACTCCAGCGTCGCCTCGCGTAAGGTCGGGGCGGTCGCCCGCCAGCCCTTGTTGCCGCGGGTGGTGATGTCGGCCTCACCCGCTTCCATCGAGAGCGTCACATCCTTGACGTTACCCACCAGCGTCAAGGTGCTCGGCAGCGTCGGCCCATCCTCGGTAATGGCCGCGCCAAAATACAACGCGGCGTTCATGCCCAATAAAAAGTCCATAATTGTTGTCTCCTATGTCACTGAGTTTTTCCATAACGAGGGAAGTTTTGGTGTTTCCTTTTCGAAGGCCGGCCCCATGAACGGGCGGGCCTGAATCTTGACACGGTTTTTGTTCTTTCCCTGCGTCAGCGTCGCGGTACCGCCATATTCCAGGGCACTGGGCGCATCGCCGCGGTTGTTTTCCGTCAGTTGTGCCGGGCCGATGACCACACTGCGTCGGCTCGGGTCATAGCCAAAGAAGATAAACCGCTTCAAAAGCCCGGTATGACTGGAGGGCGGCGATCCCGGCGCAGACGACGCGTTGCGTTTTCGGATGCTGCCCTTGGCGGTGCGCCGCACAAACGCCCCAAATCGCGACAGGACTTTCCGCGTTGCCTTGTCCACAGCGATGAGTACCGTGGGGCTATCAAAAAACAGGCGTGTTATCCTTAATCCGCTCATGCCCCTCCTTATTCGACCCGTACCCGCCCATTGAGCGTCGGCAGCAGGTCGCTGAACGTGGCGCCGGTCTTGACGTCAACCCTAAACGCCATGCCCTTGGGGGACTCCGGAACGGTGTCCTTGTCCACATTGCCTATGGCCGCACCATAAAGCGTCCCGTACAGCGTCTTGATATTGGTAGGCGGAATCTGAACCCGCCAGTCGCCGCTCTGCGGATGCCGGATGGCGGCGATCCTGCCATTGGCAAAGGGGATGCTCGCCGAACAGTCGCCGCTGGTCGCATGCAGGACGTTGCCGGTCTTATCCTCTCGGAAGACGACCGTCAAGTCGGTTTCACCGCCAAACGGGATCACCAGCAGGCAGCTTTCATATCGGGGTGCCATTTTTATCTCCTGTTATCGTTTTCTGAACAATCCGGATCTAGCCAATACGCCAACAGCCAGCAGGGACGTGAATATCCCGGTGCCATGCACCGCAGCACTTCGCGGATTGAGGAACGGGTAGCCGTTGTTCCGGCCGTTATCGATGTCCCACAGCGTTTCGAAATCCCAGCCGTCATACGCCGCTTTGGTTTTCATGAGGGCCGTTGTTTTGCCAAAGGAGGTATCCAGCAGGCCGTCTGTGGCAAGAAAGGCGGTCTCTTTATTCCAGCAGCAATTCTCGGCGACATTGGCTCCGTCGTAATAATAGTTAAAGCCGATAAAGCCGCCACCCGGGCGACCTGTTCCGGCAGTGGGTTTTCCCGTTGAGTAGCAGCGGCGGATTATGGTCGCCCCGAAAATCTGCCCCACAAATCCACCGACGCTCCCATACGCCGTCGCAGAGCCGGTCGCGTAGCTGTCTTCGACGATGCTATACCCCAGATTCGCGACCAGTCCACCCGAATAATCGGCCGTTGCTCCCAGCGAGCGAGCCGTACAGGAGGACCAGCACCTCGAAATGACCGCCTTTTGTCCCCGGCCGATGAGACCGCCAGCGGCATTGGCATTACTGGTCACAAGGCCCGTCGAAGAACAATCTGATATGCTGCTGCGCTGAGTCGAAAGCGCAGAATCGCCGCACAAGGCCCCCACACGGGCGTTGCCGGTCACGTTTACGTTGCGGAGCCGGACTCGTCGGACACTGCCGCATGGACCGTTGTGGACGCCAATCGAGCCAAAAAGGCCGATATCATTGGTCGCCGGCCGGTTCACGGTCAGTCCGGTCAGGGTGTAGTTCCCCCCATCGTACGTGCCGATAAACGGGGTTGAGGCATTCCCAATCGGCAGAAAACCCGCCGCATTCCAAACGGCAGGATCGAAGGCCGGGCTGGCGGCGTCTGTCGGCGAGGCATCGATGTTGGCGGTCTGAATAAAGGTGCCGCCCATCACACCGGCCGCCTGAATCCCCTGGAGGCCGTAAATGTCGTTAATCTCAACGGCATTGACAACCGTAAAGGCGAGGTCTCCTTTGACCGTGCTGCCCTGCGGGAACCACGCCTCCGAATCCAGCGGAAGAGACGTTGACGGCGAGGTCGCCGAGATAAACAGCATTGTGCTGCTTTCCATGATATTCCAGACGTCGCCGTAATGCGTCCACAGTATTGAGGTCGTGCCCCCAAACTTCCAGTAGGAATCGGCATGGCCCAAATAATACAGCCCATTGGCGGCCGTCGGGCCGGCAATGCCCGTTATGCGAATCAGCGCGGGAAGACTCATTGCTGCGCCTCCTTTACAGGCGGAATGGGGACGTTATCGTGCAGCTGCTTTTCCAGGTCTACCGCCTGTTTCTCAAGGACGCTGATTTCTTTTTCGATGACCTGTTCCGGAAACCGTTCCGCGCGTTCCTTTTCAATGAGCAGATAGTCCCGCATCGTAATCCGGTCGGGCCGTGAAGCCGGCGTTGGCTTGACGGCCTTGGCGGTCAGCGTCTGACACGCCGTAATCCGTTCGGCGATAAACGTTTCGGCGCCATTCGGGGTTTTCAGAAGCGCAATCTTTGCGTCCAGACCCTGCTTTTGAGTGTTCAACTCGACGTTTAGGTCTTTTGTCATAGGTTACCTCATTACGGTATAGGTGACAGTGACCACCGACAAAAACAGCCGATGTTCGCTGAGCATCTGGGGCGCATAGACCGGGTCATTGGCAATCGACTTGAACTGCGCCTTGAGCGCTGGCAAGGAACGCCGGTTCAGGAAGGTGACGATTTCCGTTACCACGCCTGAAAGCCGCAGGACTTCAGCATCCGTGTCCTTACCAATCTTCTGCTGAATGCCGATGTCAATCGCCACGTCATAGCTCGTGGACTGGCGTGTGATATTGGCAATCTCGACGGACTTGGGCACCACGGTGATCGTCAGCGCCTTCAGTTCGGCCAGTTCATACTCCGGCAGGACGCGGCGAACGACGGTGACCGGTTCGGTAAACACGCCGGTTTTCAGGTCGGCGACAATCGCGTCGGCAATCTCCAGGGCCAGTCTCATAAGGCCCTCACGATCATGGCTGTGGTGACTGAGCCTGCAATCGTCGTCAGCACCCCGATGATAAACCACACGATCTTGCTGCGGGACAGCTTGTCCTGTTCGAGTCGATCCAGGCGAGTCTGAATCCCCGGCTTGCCATTGCCGCGGATGGCCTCATCCATCTTGTCGAGCTTATCGTGCAGGCCGGCAAACGCATCCTTGCAGACATCTTCATATTGGTCATTCTTACAGGTCATCACCCGTCTCCCTGGTGTGTATCCGGTACGTTTTTTGGTTCGGTCCCGTCCATCGCCAGCAGCCCTGGCCGGACAGGGCCATCACTTCAAACGGCTTGCTGTTGACGACGATTACATCGCCCACCTGCGGGGTCATCCCCAGCAGCTCAGCATCCATCAGAAAATCCCACACCACACTGCCCACACGCAGACCCGACTCAGAGTCCACCTCATAGTCGGTTTTGCCGAAGACGGCATTGACGGTGATCGTTTCACTGTCTCGCCGGTACTGGACCGGGCTGGAGCAGAACCCCAAGAGCTTCTGCTCCAGCCAGTCCAGGCCGTTGTTCAGGAGATTGGTCATTGTTCCAGTCGGACCCGCACGGTCGTATCGGTCGTCGCTGCCGCACGCACCGCCTTGCCCATGTATTTGTGGGTGCCGGTGCCGTCGGTCTTCTCGACGCGGCTGTTCGCGGCGTTCCAGTACAGCTTGGCCCCGGCGGCAATGTCAGTGCCTGCGCCGGTGGCCTTGGGAACGTCAAAGATGCCCACCACCGCCAGTGCCCCGAGTTGTCCGGCGGCCATGTCGAGCTTGGCGATCCCGATCAGCTCGCCCTGGACCACCACAGCCCCGGCCGTTACCGCGCTGCTGGGGGTGTAATCGATGGACTTGCCATCCTGAATAAAACGTGCTTTTGCCATTCTGCAATCCCTTTCGTGTCGAAGTCGGTATCAATTCAAAATTCAAAATTAAGAATTCAAAATTCTTTTTTTACACTTCGCCCTTGATCTTGAGCGCGCCCCGATGGTCCTGCTCTCGCACTCCGAAATCAATATACCCGCGGAACTGAATGCCTAAGGTATTGAAGTCGGCATCGGTCTTTTCCACCGTGGGACGGTCGACGCCGTTCAGGAACGCGACCTCCAGGGCCGGCATCCGGTTGGGGTCGGCCAAGAGATACCACGCCTTGCTGCTGGCCCCGGTAAACGAGGCGTTGGACAGGTACGAGCTGGAGACCACCTCGAACTTACCGACGTGCGGGTTGTTGGCGGGTTTTCCCTTGTTGGCCGTGGTCGTCTCGTTCAACAAGAGCGAGGTCATCAGCAATTGAGCAGCCACCTTCAGGGCCGTCGGCACCAGGAGCAGCGAGGCGCCGATCCCCAGGGGCTTTCCATTAGGCTTGGTCTGCTCGCCGAAGAGGATCTCCGCCGCCGTGAGGGCATCGACGCTGAGCACCGTGTCCGCCCCGGCCAGGAGGTTCTTGTGTGCCGCCGAGAAGAAGTCGTTCGGATTCGACAGCAACAGTCCCCACACCGCGTCGGCAATCGCCTCGGCCGCCCCCATCCCGATCTGACGGGGGATATCCGTAAACGCGCCCAGGTCGTCATTGATGATCATCTGACGGGTCAGGGCAAACATGATGCCGTGGGTGTCGGCCTTCTGGCCGAACTTGAGTTCATCGACCTTGCCATGCTTGATCTCGCCGTCCGGGCCGACCTTTTCGAAGGTAAAGCTGCCGGTCATCCGGTAGCGGCTGTGCTCCTTGAAGTCGTTGACGCTGGCGATCTTGCATATCCTGCGCCACGCATCTTCGATATAGGTATACCCTTCCAGGAGCATCTTGTTGGCGACGTTGGACAAAATGCCCGGCAAGCTGGTCGTGCTGAAGGCCGCCTGCAGCCAGCCGGAGGCGTCACGCCGAAACCGCGGGAAGTGCGTCGCCCCGCTGATGCGTTCACAGTACTCCTGGATACCGATCCCCCGCAGGCGGTCGGCGGCGTCCAGGGTCTGGGCGTCATACATCGCCTGCATCCGGCTGTCCAGGATGCCGGCGGCCATTAAGGCGACGGCCTCAAAGACCTTCGGATCGCTGCACTGAGCCTTGACGTGCGCCGCCGGGGCCGCCGGACGACAGGCTCGCAGGACCTCCAGCTCGCACCGGGTAAGGTCCCAGCCCTCGGTAATGGCCCGGGCCTCCAGGTCTGCATGTTTGCCATCACAGAACTTTTGGATGGTCTGGATGCGTCGGGTCTCCTCAACCATCCGCTGACGCATTGCCAGAACCGGGTCCTCCACGACCGCAGCGGCCTGGAGTTTTTCGGGGGCCTGCGGGTTTTCCGAGTCAACCGGGGGTTCGGGGGTGTGTTTTTCTGCTGCTTCATCCATCCGTGTTTCCTTTTCAGAAATGAGGGTGATCGTTTGTTGTTCAGACGCTGCCTGACCGGCGGCGACGGTCGCCGTCGTCAGGGCGTCTGCGCCGTTATCTACAAAGCTGATCTCTTTCAAGATCGATTGCCGGATCACATACAGCGGCCCGTCAAACGAGCGGCCGTTGACCTGAACAGTGGACCCGTTGGGGATAAACTCGGCGGCTAAGATGTCAGCCCCGATACTGGCCTGCCAGGGAAACCCCCGGCCGCCGCTTTTGGCCACATCCCGCGCCCAACTGGTGTCGCGCGAGATCAGTCCATCGGCCAGGATCCGGCCGTTCTCGATGACCACCCGGTCGGTGTGGCCAACCCCCTGCTTGGGATTGTGGTCCAGGCGGATGGGGATGTTCTGGCGGTCAATGGAGATGCCCTCCAGGTCAACGACCACCGGGTGGGTAAACCCGGCGATCTTCATCGTCCCCCCGGTATAGGCCACCATCGAAAAACGCGGCACCTCGGCGTTGTCACCGGCCGCCTCGATGGTCAGGGGGCATTGAAAATAGAGATTCTCAGGGATGTTATTCGTCATCGTCGTCCTCGATTAAAACAGAAGGGGTGGTGTGTTCACCGAACAGACCTAATTCGGTCATGAGTTGTATCTCTTTGGCCCGCTGGTGCAGCTCCGATTCCCAGTCCTTGCCCTGACGGGCATACTCGGTCGCCAGCGTCGTGGTGTTGGACTCCAGGCGAATCTTCTGGGCATTGGCCTCTTTGGCCGGATCGACATGCTCATGGCCGTCAAAGAACCACTGGTGCGGCAGATACCGCAGCGTCCGCAGCAGCGAAAACTCCGTCGTCAGCATCGCCTCCTGAATCCACGCCCCCAGAATCTTATCCAGCACCGTCGCCGCCATGTCCGCCTGCTCGATGCGAATGGCCTTAAAAAAGACTTGGTGGTCTAAACGACCGGAGGCATAGTTATAGCCGGCCGAATTACACAGCGCGATATTCAGCGGAATATTCAGGCAGCGGGCGATCTCGTTGAGCAGTTCCCGCTTAAACTCCGCATACGCCGTGGCCGGTTGTTCGGCCTTGATCTGACCGAGCTTCCAGCCGTCCGGAAGGACCGTCGCCATGCGTTTTTCGAGTTCGACTACATCCATCGGCTCGACGGCGGCCGCCTCGCCGTTGGCCGGGGCGTCGGTAAACAGCACCGCCGCAAAATCCGCCGCGGTTTCGGCAGCGCCCAGGACCGCCAGCGTATACCGCCTCAATTGCGCAAACAGCGGCAAGGCCGGCGTGATCTCCGAAATCCCCCGATGCTGGCCGGGCCGGTCAGGACGGAACCAATGAATCACCGAGTCGGCGTCGATTCGCCGAAAATCGCCCGAGGTATTTTCCGCATCGCCGGGGTGGTGATTGAGGATCGTATATTCAACCGGGTTGCCATGTCGGTCCAGCCGGATGCCATCGACCTCGGTCTGCGCCATCGGCGACCCCGTCCAGGGCGTTGTCACCCGGTCGGCCTCGACCAGCGACACATCCAGCTTGACCGGTCCCGACAGGCGTCCATTGCCGGTCAAGAGTGCAAACGCCTCGCCGTCGGTGGATTTAGCCATCCGCATGGTCCGCAGCTTGGCCGCCAGTCCCACCTGATGCGACCAGCGCATAAACGCCTCTTCAATCGCATTGTTGAACGCATCGTCCTCGGTCAGGACCTGAAGCCGAGCGCCGGTGCCCACGCAGTAATCGGCCAGCGTCAGGGTAATCCCCTTGGCATAGGAATTGTTGGCCACCTCGTACCGTGCCCGCTCACGAATCTTTTTGCGGACATCGCTGCTGGCGGCCGCATCGGCGGACAAGGCATCGGCCATCGCCCAGTGCCGGAGGTTCTCGCGGGTGGTCTGGGCGGCGTCATAACGGGCACGCAGCGTTACCGGCAGTGCGGTTGTACGGGGAACTTGTTTTTTACGCTTAAACCATTTCATAATGGGGTGCTATACGGCTCCGGAGGGAGACAACATAACGAGTTTAATGCCCAGCCCTTTGGTACGCATCGCCTGTTTGGAGGCCAGATGCTTATCGGCCGCAATCTGGTCGGGAAGCGCATGCTGCTCGACCGAGCCGGCATCGCCGCTGGCCTTCCGTGGTCCGACAGCATTGTCCTGAATCGCCTTATCCAGTGTGTCCGTCATAGGTATCCTTTAATGCCTTCAAAATCTTTTCAAGCTTGCGATAGACACTTCGCCAGTGCATCCCGGTGCGCTGGGCGATGGCGTCGATGTCCAGGTCTTCAAAGAACCGCATTCGGATCACGCGGCGGGATTCTACATCGAGGCGATTGAGCATCGCCGTCACAAGGTCTTCGTTATCGATGAGGTCGAACGATTTTTCGAGGGTCTGCAGCGACGGTTCCGACTCGGCCTCCACCGCATCCATGCTGACGGCCGCCGCTAACCCTTTTTTGCGCCTCCGACGGCTTAGCGTGTCGCGCCGTCGAAGTCCCTCTTGTATCGCCTGGCGAATCTTGCAGCCGGCATACGTCTCAAACGTCATGCCCCGCGTAGAGTCAAACTGATGAATCGCCTCCACCAACCCGACGTCGGCGTCGCCGGCAATCTCATCCCAATCCGGGCCGCGGAATTTTCGGCGATAGTGGTTTAAGGTCTGTTCAACTAAATGACGAAAGTGGTTCAGCTGGGTTTCGATTGATTCGGATTCTGTTGCCTGGGAAACGGTGGACAGCATCATGTCCCTCCTTAAAGATATATCGGTACGTTCGACGGATTATTGTCACGGAGAAATAAATTTTAACGCTGTTTTTTTTGCTGCAGCGACGACAGCTTAATCCGCTGCTGGATGTGAACCTCATTGTGTTCGGTCCCAAAGAGCTTTATCCCTTCCATCGAGGCGGCCACCGCACAGCCGACCAGGCCGTCCAGCCAGTGGTTGTCCGGCCGCAGGGCCTTGAGCTTCCATTCATCGACCGTCCGATCCCGCGCCATCGTCTTGATGCGGTACTCGGCGGTGAGATGTTCGGCCAGCAGTTGATGCGTCGCTTCATCGCGGCCGTACAGCGACACCGCGCCGGGGTCGCCCATCGCCACCGCCAGGCGGGCATGGACAAAGCTCTTCCAGTAATTGGTGTCAATGAGCACATGCCGCAGGGCGCGCTTGCCGGTGGTGTTCGGAATCCGCCAGTGCAGCCCCACCCGGTCTCCTTTTTTGCGTTTATATTCGGAAAACGGGATGCTGGAGGCGCCGACATACTTACCGTGTGACGGCAACACCACCCCGGAAAACCGCGACTGCCGGCAGAACTGATAGACCACATCGGTCGATTGACCCCAGTTGGCGTCGATGAGGCACCGGTCGATCTTCATCTCCAGCCCATCCTCACGCCGGTAAACCCGCGTCAGCATCTGGTCGCTCAGTTTATCGAGGGCATGATAGATGGCCCCTTCCAGACCCGCCTGGGGTTTTTGCTGGGCCAGGGTGCGTCGAATATCCCGCAGCGTAAAATACAACCGCTTCTGGTCCGGCCAGGTGCCATAGTCCACAACATACCCGGTAAAATCCGTCTCCCAGCCGCACAGCATCCAGAACAAGGCCTTCTGCTGCACGTCGATAAACAGCGTCAGCGCCGTACAGCCGACCGGCACGACGGCACGGTTGTAGCCGTTGAGTTTTTCCGCAATCTCCTCGGCCGTCAGCATTTCCTCCCCCTCGGCCTGGACCAGCGGCTCGTTCTGGTACTCGGCAAAGAAGGCTGACTCATCCCGGAGCTTGAGGTTCATCGCATGCTGAATCGCCGACAGTTCATCCGGGTTATGCCGCTGGGGCCAGGCGATCACCGCCCCGGCATCCATCGCGTCCCGGTTTTGCTGATAAAATGCCGTCGCCGCCGACCCATCGCCGTCATTGCGTAAGGAGTCACCGCGAATCTCGGCGTACTGCGCCCAGAGTTTTTCGTTCGTCGGGAAGGCATAGACCATCTTGGTGCGCTCCCCTTGCCATTCAGGGTGCTTTTCCCGGTCGAGGATGTTGTCCGCCATATCCCCCGGCCGAATGACGGTGCAGGCCATCAGACCGGAAATCTTCTTGCCCGGCCCGGCCATCCCGAGGACATCCCCGGCCAGGATGGCCTCACGCCGCTGCGATTGGGAGGGACTCCACGCACTCTCGGTCGTTTGCGGGTCATCGACCATCACTAATTGCGGACGCACCACCTTACCGTCGGCACGGGCGTGGTTTTGGCCGCGGATGTCCGACCCCTTCATGCCGCTGCACGAAATCACCACACTGGACCCCCGGCTGCCGGCAATCGTCGGCAGGACGATCTTGTCCGACGCCCATTCAATCCGTGTGGCGACGCCGTTATGCTTTTGCCCCTTTTGGCGGTTGGTAATCCGGTCCAGCGCCCGGACCGGCATCGTCACCTCGGGAAAATCCTCATTGAGCAGGTCATTGGTCTCCAGCCAGACCTTAATGGTCTCCAAAAGGTTCTGTGCCCGGTCGGCCGAGGCGGCGATCAGGCAGACAAACTCCGTCGCCCCCGTCAGCGCTGCCCACAGACACGCCATCTGCATCATCACGGTTTTGCCCGACCCGCGCGGCATTGCCAGTGCAAACAAGCCTCCTTTGAGTACCGCCTGCTCAATCTTGTCGATGACCTTCAGATGGTCGTCCGACCAAGCCAGGTAAAACACGTCGGGAAAATACCGCTCGCAGAAAAACTTAAAGCTGTGTTCGGCCTTCGCCCGGCGCAGAGGATTGACCACCGGCGGGATAGTACCGATATCCTGGCCGGCACGGGCCAATTCAGCATTGCGCTGGCGCGCCGCTTCCTTGAGGTCATTGTAGTTGCGCACCTCTTTGGGCGGTGCCAGGTAGAGCTGCGTCAGCCACGCCGCATACCGCAACAGGTCCACCGTCTTTTTGTCGCCGATGGTATACCCAGCGCGGTTGCGATGGCGGCGCAGCGTGCGCTCGTTGAGCACCTCACCGAATCCGGCCGAGTTCAAGAGTCGCGTTAAATCGGTGGGTTTCAGTCGGGTCGGATTAATCAGCGCCACCGGCGACCTCCTTAGCCAAATAGGCGGTGTATTCAATCAGATTGATGGTCCCGGTCGCCGAGACGATGCCGGCGGTTTCGGCAATAGTCCGTACCTCTTGTCCGGATATGCTTTTGCGGCTGGCCCGGCTTAACAATAACGCCAGTTCCTCCGGCGTCAGCGCCGTGATTTTAATCGGTTTATCCAT